GTCCTCAAGAATAAACACTAAGGGAACGGTATCAAGCGTTGCAACGGGCTTTGGCTTGCTGGGTGGAACAATAACCACGACGGGAACTTTGCTACTTGATTCGGCGGTTGTATTTACACGGATACGGGATTCGATTGTTGACGTTGCTATTGGGAATGATACTATTAAAATATTAAAACAAGAATACGCACCAGCCACGACAAGCGTATTAACATGGACAATAACGCCTAAATTTCCTATTCAATTAAAGGCTTATATTTTGGTGTTTAGGAATGGTCAACTATTAAATAATGACCAATATAATCTTACTGACACAAATAAAATTACCATTGTTTCTACCTCTTTTAAAGTTGGGGCTAATTACACGGTTGCTACGGTTAGTGGGATTGGTTCGGTTGGTTCGGCTCAAGGTGACCCTGTTTATCCTGAGGCTGGAATTGCGGTTAGTACGGGTACAACATGGACAACATCTATTCCTAATAATTCAAATAGTTGGAATATCGCATTTAATGATAAGATAAACAATGCAGCTTTCACGGGAACAGATACAAAGACATTGACTTTGACGCAATACGACGGCGGAACATTTGCGCCAACATTTACCGATTTGCAAGGGTTTACGGGAACGGGTGTAAGTTCATTTTTGCCAAGATTTACTTCATTATCAACTTTAGATTCTACAAGATTATATTATTCATCGGGCAGATTAGGGATTAATATGGATGCTTCTGAAGCGGCAAGCCATTTAACATCAAGATTTGTAATACGCGACTTTGGACATAATTTTAAATTTGATGGTTCAGCAGCTGGAAGTGGTTTTACGACAACATTTAGTCATGATGATACAGGATTAAAAATAGGTCATTCATCTAATATAAGAGATATAAGGTTTACATTAAACGGAACAAGTGGTTTAACTATTGCTAATAATCAAAATAGTCCAGTAAGGGCGGTCGGAATTGGCAATGATTCACCATCTCATCAATTAGATGTAACAGGAACATTTAGAGCAACAGGCGCAGCGACTTTATCAAGTACCCTTGCAGTCACAGGCAACATTACCGAAGGAGGCAACAATGTTATGACAAATCTTGACACGGTTTCTTTATCAACCCGTATTGATGCAAAGTTAAGTCCAAGCGACACAGTTAGCCTAAGTAATCGAATTAATAACAAAGTTGGATTAACGGGAAATGAAACAGTTGCTGGGGAAAAAACATTTACAAACCAAGTAAATATGTCGGGGCAAATCACGATAAGTGGTTCGGTTTCGGGAGCAAATAGATTACTTGGTAAAAATACAAGTAATAATGGTGTAGGTGATATAACCGTTGGCACAGGATTGAGCCTTGCAAGTAATATTTTGACTGCAAGCGGAACAGACACAACCTTTCTTTCAGATAGAATAAATTTAAAATACAATAGTTCTGGTGGCACAATTTCGGGAGCGGTCACCCTTTCCACAACCACGGCAACGCCTACAAGTTTACTTGGCAAAGATGGTAGCAATGTTGTTGGCACGGTTACAACGGTGGCTCAAACAGGTTTATTTGGAAGAGGTTCAGTAACAAATGCAGTAACTGATGCAAATGGAAATATTACCGTTGCGCATGGTTTTAATTTTACGCCGATTATGGCATTTGCAAACCTTCCAGCCCAAACGGCAAATACAGTTAATGTCAAAAGCGTTGATGCTACTAACATTGTTTTTGTCGTAAGGGATGGTGAAACTTTTAGCCCGCTTAATGTTCAAACAGTAACCAAAATTGAATTTTTCGCAATAAAATAAAAAACATGAAACAACTCCTTTCCCTCTTCCTCTTCCTTTTACCTTGCCTTGCCTTGGCACAGTACCCGAGCAACGGCAACCAAAAGATAACATTAGGAGAACAGAGCACTGCCGATGGGCTTATTTGGCGAGGTGTACTTGCGGACACAGGTATTATTACTCCATCAAGTGATACAAGTGCGTATATCATTCTTGATACGGTAAATCATAGATTTTACAATTACAACCGTGCTACAAATGTTTGGAGCGTGGCTGGAGGCGGTACATCGGTTACAACCTTTAGCGGTGGAACAACAGGATTTACACCAAGCACGGCAACAAGTGGCGCGGTGACATTGGGTGGCACTTTGGCGGTGGCAAATGGGGGAACAGGAAGTGCAACGCAAAACTTTGTGGATTTGACAAATACGCAAACGGTGGCTGGGGCAAAAACATTTAGTAGCACAGTTACAGGCGCAAGATTTGACCCAACATCATCGAGTGCAAGTGGAAATGGAATGTTTTTACCAACGACAAATACATTAGGTTTATCTACGGCTGGAATAGAAAGAATGCGGGTGACTTCTGGTTTTGTTCAAGTTAATAGTGGTGCAGAAATTAGATATATGAATGATGCGAATAATGACTGGGGTTTAATAAAATTTGCAACGGGTGGTTTAAATCTTGGAGGAATAAATATACAAAATTCAGGTGGTATTAATTCAATGTATCCAATAACCGATAATGTTACTGATTTAGGAACATCAAGTCGTTTTTATAAAAATGGATTTATAAATAATTTGTCAATAGGTATTTCATCAACAGCTCGTTTACATATTGCATCTGGAACAGCTACTGCCAACACCGCACCATTAAAATTTACAAGTGGTACAAATCTTACAACTGCTGAAGCTGGAGCGATGGAATTTAACGGAACAAACTTATTCTTTTCCCCATCTACAACAAGGCATACGGTTAACCATGGCTTAACAGGTTCGGCAACGCTTGATTTTGGTTCGACAAATGCACAATTATCTACCGATTTGACTATTACTGTAACAGGTGCTGCAGATGGTGATGTTGTTAGCTTAGGTGTGCCAAATGCTGCCGTAAATTCAAATACAAGTTATTCAGTTTGGGTATCGGCTGCCAATACAGTAACGGTAAGATTTAATAATTATTCTTCTGGCACGGTTAATCCTGCTTCTGGAACTTTTAAGGTTTTTGTAACTAAATAAAAAAATAAACATGAAAAAGATTTTAATTTTATTGACTTTTTGCTCAACCATATTAAATGCGCAATCGCCAGTATTTGACACAGCTTATGTTATTTCAAAGAATAGCAAGTTTTATCTTTTAAATCGCATTGAGTATGATGATGATTCATACTACGAAAAAGTTACCATCATTGGAGACACGGCTCAATTTTATTTATCTGCTTTACAAAAGTTTGAAAGCACGGCAAATAGCTATGCCAACTTTGTAAATGGTTCGTATTACTATTCAAAAGAGATAACAGGTGCTTTACGTGAAAATATTGGCATTACGCAAATTACTGGCAAAAGTCCTATTGATTCATTAGGATTACGCACATTTGACCATTTAAGCGATGATAACTTTAGATGGACAATAAACACAGGTAGCGGAGCAATTCCTATTACATGGAATAAAACGGCAAATAATTCTTTGCGATATACAGTGCAAGGTTCAACGGCAAGGATTTTATACGGTTTTGGAAAATCATTGATACGTTTAAATGGATTTCCAACCACTGGTAATTTCTTAGATTTGTATTGGAATGAAGGCAGGAAATTATATGTTAGTCAGGATGGAAAAAGTATTGTTAGGCGCTTAGTTTTGAACCGATGAAAGCAGTTATCTACAACATTTTTAAACTTGGTTACGATGGCATTGCCTATTCCATTTGTTGCGGAGTTATATTCTCGTTTTTTCTACCCATTAAACATTTTTTGATTTTTACAATCTTTGTAGTTTTTGCCGACACAGTCACGGGAATCATGGCGGCAAGGAAAAGGGGAGAGCCGATAACAAGCAAAGGGCTTTATCGCACTTCGCAAAAGGTGGTTGTTTACTTTGTTGGCATTATGATTTTTGAAGGTGCAAAAATTACTTTTAGTTTACCTGTAAACATTACTTACATCGTAGCCTTTACCATCGCCACAACGGAGCTTTATAGTATTTCAGAAAATATAAAGTCAATGACTGGAGTAAATATTGGAACGCTAATTCTTAGATTTTTTAAACGTTAAAAAATGGAAAAAATTATCACTCATTCAATGATTTTAGAAACTTTAAAAAAACATAATATGCAGACTAATTTAAAAGAAGTTTTAAAAAACGCAGACACAATTTCCAGTCCTTTAGGTTCGGTGAGTTGTTATGCTTTTAATTTTGCAGAACTTGCGCAAGAGGTAAATGTACTTCTTACTGACGATGGGAAAAAAGTCAAATTAACCTGGCGAGAATATGTTAAACTTGCTCAAATCATTTGGGATAAAATCAAGGAGACAAGCCGCGAATGTGCTGGGAAGGAAATTGAAGTAAAGTTACCAGCAAAGCTATCTTTGATTTCCGCAGCTTTTTCGCTCATCGGGTTTAAATTATAGGCGCAGACAGATTCGCTACCTTATGCGGCTCAGGGCGGTGCATTGATTTGCGTCGCCCTTAAAAATATAATATATGAAAGCAAATAAATTTTGTGTTTTCCTTGATGCTGGTCACGGCGGCATTGACGAAAAAAAGAAATTACCTTACAATTACACAACCTACCCATCAAAGTGCTTCCAGCATAACAACTCAATGTTCCATGGCTACGGTTGGTTCTTTGAAGGCGTGTTTAACCGTGAAGTCGCGGCAAAGATTGAGCAGTATTTAAAGGACTGGGGAATGTCGGTTATCAATGTGTATGACCCCGTGATTGATGTTAGCCTTACCAAGCGTGTAGCAAAGGCAAACATGAACGCCCAGAACTATGAGGCTTCGTTGTATCTAAGTATCCATGGCAACGCGGCAACACCAACGGCAAGGGGCTTTGAAGTGTTTACATCAAAGGGACAAACAAAGTCAGACATTTACGCTGAGTTCCTTTTCAATGAGGTCAAGGAGGCATTTCCTAAATGGGTTTATAGAACCGATACGATTGACAATGACCCAGACAAGGAAGAAAATTTCTTTGTGCTGAGTCAAACCAATATGCCAGCCGTCTTATCTGAAAATGGGTTCTTTACCAATTACAAAGATGCGTTGATGATGTTTGACCCAGTCTTTCAGAACACATTAGCGCTTTGTCATGCCCGTGCGGTGGTTGATTATGCAAAGACTCAAGGGATTACGTTTTAAAATGGAAAGGGTTGACGCAACTGCCAACCCCGATTTCACCACAAATTAACTATGAACAAACGTAATCGATTTCTTAATGTATAATTTGATTTATAATCTTCAATGATAAATTTGTGACCGCGTCACCGTCGGTGCTTTTATACAACCGATATGCTATTGTAAGCATTCGACCTTTGTCCATTGCCATCATTGGCGGGTTTAAGTCTGGAAGCAAAGGCTCAAGATAAAATTTAAGTAACGCTATTTTACTATTTAAACCGTCTGAATATCTAATCGGTTTGGGGTAAGTTTTAGCAATCATTTCAATTTCCTTCCATGTGCTGATTTCAATTCCGTCGATTAATTCGTTATTTTTTTTCATGTTTTTGGTAATTTTTAGCCTGTAAAGCAAGAGAAAAACAGTCGATTTCGTCCTGACTTATTTTGGCGGTTTTAAAATTTGGTTCAAACTTGTAACCTTCGCTTTGGAAGATTTTCATAAATATTTCCTTTCCCCATTTCTTCCCCTTTTGCTCAGGGCTGATGTTGTAACCCTCGTACCCATTTTCCTTTATCCATTCATAGGCAATACGGGAAGCGCCTTGATTCATGCCCACGTTTCGGGACATACGGGAAAGTATTGCGCGGTTAATGGAAGAATTAAAAGTTACATTTTGAAGACTGGAATCCTCCACCAGAACGACAGGGTTTTCGTATTGTACCCACTTTGGAACATCAAGGATAAAATCCACGAACCTTTTGTATTTCGTGAATCTTACCTCTTTTCCTTGAATGATGCAAGCTGCCATTCCGTTTATTCTTATCGCTGGGTCAACCCCGATGTATGTCCTCAAAGTGTTATCGTTTGGAACGAAGTTACATAACCTTTACTTTCTTTTGGTTCATCTTCCGTGACTTTTTTTGCAGCGACCCTTCTTTTGCGTCTTTTGATAACCTTTGGTTCTTCCAAGCCGTATGCCTCAACCCCTTTGTTAACAAAGTTTATTTCAAGTAGGTAGCCAAAACATACGATTGTTCCAACGAAAAAGAACATTGTAATAAATTCCGCTCCAGAATACTTTTCCATTAACCCAAAGAAAACTTCGATTAAGGCTATTATCGTCGCGCCTAATGCTATTTTAGGTGGGAAAGGGCTTCTTCCCTTAGTAGGGTTTAAAAAGTCCATGAAAACGACTGCAAATCGTCCGAGTTGTAAAATGGTGGAAGCAGTAATTGCAACCCAAAAATTAATCGGTAAAAAGATGGCGGTCAAATAAGCATTAACCCCATAGGTTAATACAATTGTCAAAAGCATGATTGTCGGTATATTATCGCTGATGCTTTCAAAAGTCCATTTGAATTGAGTGTTGGTGAAATTCTTTTCCATTTGTTTTGTTTTTTAAGTGGTGAAAAAAGGAGGGCAGCTGGGGGACTGCCCTATAAATTTATTTTTAGTATCCTCTATTTAGGAGTTGTGTAACTCTTTTCGCAAAACCTTTTTCAGTGTAAAATCTTATTACATCTTTTTTTATTGAAAAAGTATATTTGCCCTCATAAAAAGTTATCATATTAATTCCATCTCTTGAAATTGCATACCAACCAGCATTATCATTAGCCGTCCAGAATACATTTTTTTCGTTTCTTTCTAAATTAATTTCTAAAGTTGTCATAATCTTTGTTTTTTAAGTGGTGAAATATCGTTTTGTTTGTTTCGATATGTAAATATATAAATAAATATTTAAACAAAAAAATATTTACACAAATAAATAAAAAATAATTTAAAAAACATTGTATTCTTTCTTTAAAGGAAAGTTATCACGTTTGATTTGCCAGTATTCAGCCATCAATGAAGCACGAAATTTGTAATCCCTATCGGTATGATACCCAGATTTATAAACACATTTGCAGATGGATTCGTACAACTTTATTCCCTTAATCCTGTAATTTGCCTTTTTACAGGCAGCGTATCTTCCTGAGTTAAGCACACCAGCCCAAAGGTTCATACCTTCTTCCGTAGTTTCTGCGCTCATAAACTTTGC